TTCAAATACTATGATGTAGAGTCAACGAATGATAAATATACATGGTACAAAGTTTATAAAGGTTCATCTCAATATGATACAAAAGAAATGTCAGTATTGCTAAATGGAATAGTTTATGAATGTAAGGAAATGGGAATTCCAACTAAAGAAGATTTAGAAATAGAAAGATTAATTGAAGATTGGGAAAGACAAAATTTATGACAAATGTTCAAAATTGGGAGTTACGAATAGTAGAGCTACAGACATAAGATTAAAACATTTTTGTTGCGATTTGTACGAAAAACAAAAATAAGGGGATTTTATGAAAAGTACAAAAGAATGGATGGAAAATGATATCCATATTTTTAGAAATCATTATTTGAAATGTGATTATAAAGAAAAGAAAAAATATAAGAAAGGATTAATTAGATATCAAGGAAGATTTGACAATAAGTCAGACTTCCTTAAATGGTATCTAAAAATAGTGAATTAAAATGCAAAAATTGTTTATTAATGTAAAAAAAGAAAATATAGATGTGGAAGAATTATTATTACAAATTTTCAACACTCTGTTGAGTTATTACGGATATAGAAAAGAGTACCCAGAAGAAATTCAAATGAAAAGTGAATATTATTTATTGATTAAAAATAATCGTCCAGATGTAATTATGAAAGAAGAAAATGATTATTTTATTCTCGGAATGAAAATTGTCATTTGTGGGTAGGGTTATGGATGCGATTTCGTATTTCAAACAATTAGATGAAGGGGACAACATAACGATTACTGTGGATTTTATTATCTACAGAGATGAGCTAATAGAGAGAGTAGAAAAATCAATAAATATATTAAAAGAATTAAGATTATTAACGCCGATGGAATATGGAAGAGAAGAGCAAATCGATTTATTACTAGGAACATTTACGGGAATCACAGTTATGTGTTTATTACAAATAAATAGAAAAGATTAAAAGGGGGAATACAGTGTATAAAGAATTAAAAAATGATTTAGAAGATAAGCGAATTTTAGAAGAATTAATATCAAGCAAAAAAGAAAGAATAAAATATATTATTCAAAAGGAATTGGGAGTCCATGCTACTAGCTATACTGAATTGAAAATACAATGCCCTGTAATTGATGATAAAAATGCTAGAGTATTTGGAAAAATAGAAAAATTAGATCGTGAAGTACAAATATTAGAAGGCGAATATAAAATTATAGAATCATCATTAAATAATATTGATAAAATAATGTCCACTATGGATAGTACTGAAAAGAAGATATTTAGAAATAGATATATATTAGGATTATCCGTAAGGAGTACTGCTGAAAAAATGAATTATAGCGTTGATTGGATAAAAGAAAAAACGAGAAAAATGTTTCAAAAATGAAAGAACCCACTTTTAACCCACCCCTTAGGGTGTATAATTGATACAATGGAATAATTATACAATATAAATAATTTATTCCATTTCATTTAAAACTCCTAAAATATAAAATCAAAGCACTACCTTATTGGTAGTGTACTAATGATACTGGGGACTGACGTATATTGGTTCTTACCTTAATAGGTATCGTTAGTACAGTATCTATAAGATTAGATACCTAAAAAGAAGAAAATATATGAAAAATAATAATAAGAAATCAAAAGAAATATTTTGCGATATTTCTTTTTTTATGAAACAAAGTGGTAGAGGCGGATGCAGCGGCTGTCCTAAATCAAGAAAGTGTGAGGAGTGGAATCGTGATAGGAATAAACGAAATAGCGTTAATAGTTCTAATAATAATGCCTTTTATATATCTGATGACAAATAAGCAAGTTAGATGCATAAGACAACCTAACAGGGAAGAAAGAAGAAAAATAAAGAACTAACGATAGTTCTTTTTATATCGCGCGGTAGAGCAGTTTGGTAGCTCGTCAGTCTCCTTAGCTGAAGGTCGTGGGTTCAAATCCCATCTGCGCAACCAAGACGAAAGAAGGTATTGTTTATGTTGAATGCCAAACATGAAAAATTTATAAACAATTTAGTAAAAGGTATGAGCCAAAGACAAGCCTATAAAGATGCCTTTCCGAATTCAAAAAAATGGAAAGATGCAACAATAGATAATAACGCATCAAAGCTTTTCAATAAAAGTGAGATTATGACTAGGTACAAAGAATTGATGCAAAAATTGGAAGATGAAGCCATTATGACAGCTCAAGAGAGAAGGAAATGGTTAACAGAAGTAGTTAAAGGTATTCAAATGGAAAAACAAGTAATCTTTACAGACGGAGATGTAATAGTTAAAGATGTGGAAGCTAATTTGAGTACTAAAATCAAGGCTTTAGATACACTTAATAAAATGGATGGTCAGTATATTACCAATCATAAGATAAGTGGTGACTCAAAAAATCCAATCAGTATTATTGATTTATCTCATTTATCAACTGAAGAAATAAGAGAGTTGTTAAAAAATGAAGATAAGAAATGAACTAAGAAAAGAATTAGCTCGTAGGAGTTATTCTGATTATGTAGAGTATGTTCACGAAGGTCGATGGATAAAAGGCAAAGCAGTCTCTTATATTTGTGATGTGGTACAGAAATTTATTGAAACAGACACAGGACATGCATTTGATATATTAACATTGTCCATTCCACCACAACATGGTAAATCTATGACGATAACAGAGACTCTTCCTAGTTGGTACTTAGGAAAATATCCTACTAAAAGAATAATTGAAGCATCATATAGTGAAGATTTTGCCCAATTATTTGGAAGAAGAAATCGCAGAAAGATAAATCAATTTGGAGAATCTATTTTTGGAATTAAAATGGGTTTCATTGAAACAAATACAGAATTTGAATTAGACAATGGGATTGGCGGAATGATTTCACGTGGTATTCTTTCGGGCGTTACAGGACGTCCAGCTGATTTGATGATAATTGATGACCCTGTCAAAAATAGACAAGAGGCTGATAGTAAAACATATCGTGATAGAGTATGGGCAGAATGGAATGATTCGTTTAAGTCTCGTTTAGCCTATGGCGCTAAAGTGATCATCATCCAAACTAGATGGCATGAGGATGATTTCGCAGGAAGAATAATAAAAAACGAAAAACACGTAACTGTAATTAATCTTAAATGTGAGGCTGATGAAAATGACGTTCTTGGGAGAAAACCAGGTGATGCCCTTTGCCCAGAAATAGGAAAAGGTAACAAATGGTTGCAAGATTTTAAATCATCATTCACAACCAAAGAAGGTAGCAGAACTTGGAATGCGTTATATCAAGGAGAACCAACTCCGGACGAAGGTAATATTTTTAAGAGAAAATGGTTTAAATATTACAAAGAATTAACAAATATGCCGTATATTTTGCTAAGTGTTGATGCCACGTTCAAAGATAAAGAAGATAATGACTTTGTGTCTATTCAAGTGTGGGGCAAAAAGAATGCTGATTATTACCTGATGGAAAGAGTTAAGGACCATATGGATTTTCCTACAACATTATCTTGTATAAGACAATTAAAAAATAAATATGCAAGTGCAAGTGCAATTTTGATAGAAGATAAAGCAAATGGTAGTGCTATTATTCAGACTTTGCAAAAAGAATTTTCGGGAGTAATTCCAATAAACCCAGAAGGCGGAAAAATTGCTAGAGCAAATGCAGTATCACCTTCTATTGAAAGTGGTAATGTATATCTTCCAGAAAAAGCAGAATGGTTACATGATTATATAACTGAAATGATTTCTTTCCCTAATGGTGAACACGACGATGATGTAGATTGTACTACACAAGCATTAAACAGATTAAGAATTATTACAGCCCAAGAAATGACAGAAGAGCAAAAAGAACTTTATGAGTTCAATCAAAAGAAATATAGAGAAGGTATAAGAACGATTGCAGGTAATAATGCAACACGTTCTTTTATTAATTTTGGAGGTTAAAATGGAAAGTATAGTGCAATTAGTAAGTAATATTTTCTTTTTTTGCTTAGGTTACATTATAAAGAAAAAGACATTACCTAAAAAAATAGAACAAGAAGAAGATAAAATACAAAAAGAAAAACAAGAACGTATCCAAAAAGCATTCAACGAATTGATGGAATATGATTATTCAAAGGCGTTAGGAAGTGGTCATAAGGAATA